ACCAACATAATATTCTAATGCTTCCCAAGTTTTTGGGTTTTGTGTTTTCGATTGAGCCAATGGCACTTCAGGTGGTAGATTACCAAACTCATATGGACTATAGTTTATTGGGTTTTCAATAAATTGAGTAGAGAAAGTATAAAATAGTCTTCTATTAAAATTACTTGGATTTCCGAATTTAAAAGCAATGTTATAATTTAAAAATCCACTTAGGGCTTGTTGGAATGTTGTATTTTGATTATCTATTGCTGACTGAAGTTTTGTTTCGGGTGAAGTTCCTGTTGGTTTTGAAACTTTCATTAAATTTCTCATTAGAAGATGAAAGTTTTGATAACTTTTTTCAACGTCGGGAACTTGGTTTTGACTTTGTTGTGCAGTGACTTGTAAATTGTCTTTAGATTGATTCGAAGGTAAAATATCAACGTAATCATAAATGGATCTACTAAAGTTCAAAAAGTGAGTTTCGAAATCATCTAATAATTGTATTTCAAAGGTTGTGAATAATTCTTCAAAATTAGTGTAGTCGTTTATTTTACCTGAAATCAAAAAGTTTTGTTGATCTTTTTCGTTATTTATTATTTGTTTAAGATATGTTCCAGGATTGTTTTTAACAAGTTTTTGATTATCAAACCAACCGTATTGAGGACAATTCCAAAATAACCTCACACTACCATTAAAAAGTGAGGGGTTGTTTGATATTTCAACTTTCATATTTCCATTTTTAAACGCCTCTTCTTTTGCTTGATTAAAATTGGATCCGAATGATGGTAAAATGTAGTAGTTATCAGGTTCTACATTTGACCTAACTAATAAAGACCAAGGTGAAACTCTCATTGTTCTACTCGCGTTATTTGGGTCAAATCCTGGTAATTCAAAAAGATTTGAATTTGTTGTGTTAAACATTAAAAGTTTTTCATCATTCAAATAACCTTGTATTGTTGTGGATGAAATTCCTTGAGTATATGAGTTCAAAACTACAAATGACGAATTAGTTGGTGGAGCGATGTTTGTTGTTTGATATAAACCAATACCACCCGTTGTTCCTGATATTTGTGAAATAATCTTAACATCACCACTTAAGAAAGGTCCATTTATTATAGTCCCTCCAGATAATACATTATTTGTTATTTGAGTGACTTGTATAGGTGGGTTGATTACAGTAAAATTAAAGGTCTGTGCAGATACTGAACTTACCTTACATACTAAATTGGGTGTTGAAACTCCACTTACTATTTTTTGAACAGTAACTCCAGTTGTTGAAGATCCACTAAATATTTGTCCCACCTCTACAGGGACTGTAGAATTATTTGTTACGTTCGCGTAAGTTCCTAATATAAATGTTAAACCTGAAAACGAAACATTAAATGGAAGTGGTGTCGTATAACTTCCTGTTCCACCCGTTACACCATTTATTTGTCCCGTAATTAAAATGTTTGCATTAAATTGTGGAATAAAAATTGTATCTCCACTCTGAATAAAATTATTGGTAATTGAGCTAATAGTAATTCCTGTTCCATTAGACTCGCAAGTTCCTGTAACTTCGTAAGTTGAGCAGGATCCTGTTATATTTAAACCAAAGCAGTTTCCGTTATTTTGTGTTTGACCGCTAAATAATTTAAGTCCTTGGATAAAGACGTTATAGTCATCTATCAATTGTGGATAAAATCCTGTATTAATTTCTGTAAAGGGCGGAGTTCCAGTTGTGTTGTCTAAAACTAAACTTCTTGGTATTCCATCTAGAACTAAATTGTATGTATATGTAGTTGCTGAGTTTGCTGGATCCCAATTTTTTTTGTAGTTGAAATCTGTCCAAACATCATCTAAAATATCTTTTCCCGTTTTTTTATATACTTTATATCTGTGCCATATTGATCCATATTTCAAAATCCAAGCGTAGGGTAATTTATGAACTGCACCGAACTTTTTTAAAGTGGAGACTATGTAGTCTAAATCATTCACACTACCATTACTTAAGGTTCTATATTTTTCTCTTAGTGTCGCCAAAGGCAAACTATTCAAAAATAGATAAGCCGCCAACTTATATGGTGATGTTTCTCTTTGATTGTATCTAAAATTATTAACTCCTTTTTGAATAGCGTTTATAAAGTAAGGACTATTCAACATTGACGTAGTTTGATTTCTTGTTAAGAAATTATCATAGTTTTCGTAAAACAAATTACCCTCAGTTGCAAATTGATTTTTGTATGTTCTACCTTCGTAAAAATTTTTAAAGGATAGGATTAAAGAATTTCCAGTAAATGATAGGAAATTAAAATGTGTAAATGGTCTTTTATCATTTACGGTGTCGTTTAAATCAAAGTTTACTAAAGTTTTTTGAATGTCGTTATAACTGATTACGTTTTTGGTGTCGTAAACTTCATTAACATTATTTAACGCCTTTCCGTTTGCTAAGTTATTTTTATCCCATTTAAAATCTATAATCGGATATGTATCAACAAAATCAAATTCATTCGTTATTGATGTTCCTGTGAAATATTTGTCTAGATTAACCAAACTTTTTGCATTTGATAAAGAAACACTTGGTTGTGATTTTAATGAATCAAATATATCACCATTTAGAATAACGTTTGGATTAGAAACATCGTTTCTAATATATGGTGTTACAAACTCTCCCCTTACAAAGTTTTGCCAACTTTCCCCTTGTCCTTGATTTGATATGTGTTTTAAAAAAGGAACATAGTTTGTGCTATTTAATAGATACTCTTTAATTTTTTTAATTAAAAATGGATTGTCGGCACCCAAACTTTGCAACATGTTAACGGCTTCATTGTCCGCTTCAACTTCATAAATAGAATAAACATAACCCGATTTTTTGTTAAATCTTGCATAGAATGAGTTTAACATCAATCGTTCATATATTTCATAAAAATATTTTGACTCCTCCTTATTTTGAAATACTTCGTTTGAAACTGCGAAATCTATTGAGTTAAGTGAAATTCTTGTTGGTTGTGTATTTGTTTCAAATACCACAGTATCAGCATTTGCCGTTGTTTGTCTTTGAGTATAACCTTTAATGAATTGCTCAACAAACTCAACCTCAGGCCAAACTTCAGGATTGTATGCTCGGTATGATGAAGCAACGGTTTGATCGCCAGGATATATAATTTCAAACTTTTCTTTTTTATCATCACCAACAGATTCTCTAATAACTTGTGGCCATGGATATATTGGTTCGTTGTTTTGTGTTGATGTTTTAATGTCGACACTTGGTGCCGTAGTTTGACTTCCAAAAATTGCAGCTCTTCTATATGTGTTTTCTCTTTGATCCCAAGCTTTTTTATGAACGTCATCTAAAAGACGTAAGAAGGCTTCCCCTTGACAATAAAAAACCGCCAAGATATTTCTAACACTTGGGACAAATCCCAAACTACCATTTCCCTGACTATTAAACTTAGTTGCTAAACTGGCGGTTATTTCAGTTTCAACTTGTTTTCTTTTCTCTCCTGCTGTTTTGGAGACATCATCCGTTATAGAAATAAATGATTTTGGTCCTTCAAAGAAATACGAGACATCGAAGTTTTTTAATAGTTGGGCTTGTAGAGTTGTTTTAAATTGTTGAATAACAGCGTCACTTTCTTTAAAATCACCAGTAGGCGCATTTTTTTGAGACACATAAGTTTTTACTAAGTCTATTTCATCAAGGGATATTTTCTTTTGGAATGTTTGAAGTGTTATAGGAACCGGAATGCTTGATGTTGTTGTAATACCTCCAATAGTGTATTTACCATCGGCCCCAAAAACGCTATTTTGTGCTAAGACATCATTGTATTTTTTTACCTCACTTTCTAATTTTGTTGCTGCGTCCACCTTAAATGATGCGGTCGACTCTTTGAATAGATAAACGTTTTGTGCATTAGTTTTCAACACAATAGGATTATCTTTATCCATGTAGGTCGCAAACCAAGACGAATTAGAAAAGTAAAATATGTTTTGTTGGTAATTTAGAAGATTAGTTTGATATACTGTCATATCGGTCAACACGCCCATATTTTCATCTTGGAATTGCTGTAGAATTGTTTTGATAAAGTTTTGTAGTCTATATTTTAATTGCTGAAGTGTTATTTCAGGAAAATTATCATCGATCAATCCTTTTGATTTATAGATAGAATATACTTCTTTCATTTTTTGGTATCCACGACTAACAACGACTGGTGTTGTTGCAGTTTGAGTTGTTTTAATTTCGTTTCCTTGTTCGACAGAAACGGGCGTTTGTGTTACAACATTATTATACATTTGAGGAACGGCCATTAACGCCCCAAAATTCACATATGATAAAAGCGTGTATTTGTATCCATAAAATTGTAACGACACACTAAAGTTATGAGTTTGAGGATCAAACCTTGATGTGAAAGATTGTAGCATTATTGGAAACTTTATGGCCTTTCCAAAATATCCTTTTAATGTTAGTGTAAATTGTGGGTAAGGTAATTGAAAGAAAGCTGCGTATGGCGAATCATTTCCCCCTTCAAATAATGTTCTTCCTTTTACGTCTTCGAGCTCGATATTGATAACAGGTAAAAATGACGTATCGATTTTTAATTTGATTGTTTTCATTCCTAACAATCCATTATCAACCGCACCTGGAGTTCCGTTTGAATAAAGATTTTGTTTGATATAATAGTCATCAGACTTGTTAGGGTTCTTAACTGCAGTTTGTTTTGGTTGATTTACTCCTTGACCTGTTAAAGTGTCCTTTCCCGTTAATTCATCAGACCAAGCAGTATTTAAAAATGTTTTATGTCCAGGGTTCAAAAAATTTATCTTACCAACTGAAATTGTTCGAGATGAATCGTTCATGGCAGAACCCACTGCAAGTTTTGTTCTTGGAAGCACATTACATTCCAAATTAGCATACATAACTAAATCTTCTTGTCTTACTAACCTATCACTTACATTACCTTCTTCATCAATAACTTTATTTGGATCGATAAGACTTATATTGTCGTAGTCTAATTCAACTAATATGTTTTCTTGTTTATCTACCATAATAGAAAAAATAATTTTCGTATGCGTTTTTATAATCTTGTAATGAAGCTATTAAAGGAAATGGAATTGTCAATATAGCACCGTCGGGTATTGAGTATTCATTTCCCGAATATTGGGGGTTTGCCATTTGTATTAACCAACCAAAATAAGGTGTTCCGTAGAATTGTTGAGATATTTTATCTAATCTACTTTGACCGACCTTGAATATGTAATTTTTATCTGAAGTTTTTGATGGAACCTGAACAAATGGAAGAACGGTTTGTTGTCCATTTATTAAAAAGTCAGAATATCTGTTCCAATATTGTAATGCCATTTTAATTTAATGTTACTTTACCATTGAAGGTTTGTTTATCTTGATTTAAGTTTTGGTTGGAATAAAGATCTTTTAATTTTTTTGTTCTACCACTAACATCGTCAGTAGCAGGATAAAGGTAATTACAAGTTTTAACCGTATTGTCAGGAACTTTCCAAGTTGTTGCTGTTTTGAAGAAATCAGTTTCTTGTATTTTTTTGGTGAATTGGTCTTTGAATCCGTTTTGTAATTGTGTGTAATTATCTCTTAAACTTTCTGACTTTAGTCTTATACCCTCGACCATTTGTGTGTTCTGTTTTATTTCGGGACCATTAGATAAATCATTAATAAATGTTGTTAAAAATTCAGGATTTGTAAATAATGGGGTGCAAAGTATATAAAATCTATTTGCCTCACAATCATTAATTGTGAATGGTGAAAATCCATTAACTTCTAATCTACAGTTTCCAGCATTTTCTACAGTAGAATTATTTTCTTTATATAAATCTTTTGTCATTTCAAAAGTTTGAAGTTCGGTTTCAAAATTATTTATGGTTGAAACAACGCTGTAAGTCGCATCACTTGTATAAACATCAAAAATCCCACCTTGGGCGTTTTCACCAAAAAAAGTATCACCACTAAGTTGATATACAAGTGGTTCATTTGATGGACTCATATTTCCATCGGTTTGCGAACATATTACATCTAATTGTCTAAAAATATAGTTCAGCTCATTTTGTATATTGGTTATATTTGTGGTGTTATTTAATATAACATCCAAAATCGCATTTTGTCTTTGACTTACAATATTCGATAACTTTTCTTGAAGCTCCCTTATTTGTTTTGCAGTTGGGTCAAACTCTGGACTATTTAAGTATGAAGTAAAAGGATCTTTTTTATTTTCTATATCTTTTTTTACTTCGATCACAAGTTTCTCAACTAACTCCTGATATTTATTTGTTTTTCCATAAATTTTACCTTCTTTCTTTTGACTTGTATATTCCGATAATAATCCTTTGGTATAATTTCTATTTTTATTTGCAATTTGTAAGGCACCATACCCGTAATCACTATTGATTTTGTATAATGAATCATAGTAAGTTTTAAAATATTGTTGGAGTTTTTCACTTAATGATGCGTATAAACCTGAGTAATCCATAACTGTTGTATCAACAATAGTTCCGATTGTAGAATCTCCTCGTCTCGGTTGAACGCTGTTAATTGCCTGTATTTGTTGTTCTCCAACTGGAGGTAATCCTCCTGTTATCTTTTCGACAACATATTTGTCCAATTTACTTGTATCTTCTGTCGGAGTTGCTCTTTCATCATACACTTCTGTATTTGCATAATAATTGAAAGAAAGTGCGTTTTGTAATTCTTGAACAGGTTCTTTAAGCCCCATCCCTCCGATTATATTAAATGACAGTGTAATTTTTGCCAACATGGGTTGAACTCCAATACCTTCAGGATTAATGTCTAACCCCTCAAATGTAATTCCCAAACTATTAGGTATTATTTTCGTATGGAAAAAATCTCCAATTCTTAAAACTAAAACCGGTGGAGCTCCAAATGATGTGTTAAGTGCGTCATTATATTTAGGTCTACCGTCAGGTCCAATAACAGGAATTGTTTGACCTGGTCTTGTGCATTGATGAAGAAAGTTTAATCTAGCATTTAAACCTTCAGGAGTCATCGAGTGAAACGCCGGGTTGAAAAACTTTATACGATCTTTTATCGTATCATAGACCATAGGATCTGTTTCTTTAATAACTTGGAAATAATCGCATTCAGTGAACAAATTTCTAAGTATTTTTTTGGATATTCCGTCTTTAATTTTTTGTTCTACGGTAAGTTGGGGCTCGGGTTTAACGCTTTGAGTTGGTTCTGTTTGGATGTTTTGGACGTTATCTACGTTTGCGTTTGTACTTCCGCTTGGATTTGTAACCACGGTAGGAGGTGTTGGTTGTTCTATTTTGGATGCAATAATTTTTGTTATATACACTCTCCTACAAGCCATGGCAGGAATACTAAAAACTTGTGAAACTGGTTGGACTGGATTTCCTGCCACATCTAAATTTTTAATGTCTTGAGTACAATTCACTTCTGCAGTTAAAAAATCACCACCACTTGCTGTGGTAACTGTGGCATCATTTGGATCGGTTGTTCCTGAAGCCGCTGCTCTTGATTTTGGTATTGATATTGTTTCACCTTTAGCAGTCAAATTTACTTTGAAATTACCACTACTAATATAGGTGCTTATTGCAGTTCCATCTTTCAAAACTTGTTTCGAAAACCATTGCTCCACAGAATTATTTCTTCTTTGTGATAATTTGTCATTATAAGAAACAGATGCAGTCGGTGATGCGGACCCTACCATTTGAATTTCAACTTTACCTTTATTTGTTAATATATCGTCAATCTGTGGTAATAATTTGTCTTTAATAGCACTAAAATTACCTTCTACAATTTCAGTAAAAAAGTTCGAAACGTTTGCTCCTGAAAAAATAGTTGGGCTCCCTTCAGGTTGCACTTTAGCAGGTGCTTTTTGTTGGTATATAGTTTTATTTCCAATATAACCATTATACCAATAATCAAATGGTTGGCTCGCAACCACTGCCGTTGAGTTAGTGCATTCGGGACAATCGTTGTCAAAATAAAATCCTAATCCTTCAAATTCATTTAATGGAACATCAACAGTTGCAGGAGTACCAGCAGTAGTGGTTCCATTATTAGTTTGTCCTCCTGGTGTAAAAACTCCTTCTGCATTACCTGGTTTATCAGTTTCAATATTAGCAGGAATGTTCTGTAAAACCTGTATTTGTTCTTCTGTTGTTAATCGTGGGTTATTTAATATTTGTTGATATGTAAATAAATCTTTTGTTGGGATTGTATTAAATTTAATACCTAACTCATATAAATCATATTTAACACAACCGGCATAGAAAGAATCAACAATACTTTGAACTCTTTCTTTTCCAGCGCCTTTTAATTGTTTTTCAATTATTGTGTTCATCATAGCAGGATTATCGACAATAATCGTCCAATTTAATGAACCTGATCTTGCAGTATTTTTATATGTATATATTGGTTCTGGTCTTCCAATAAATGTTGTTGTTGTAAAATCAGGTTTAGAATCATCAGAAAATTTTAAATCGTATGGTGGAAACCACATTATCCTACCTCCGTTTGGACCTCTTTCACAAACAGGCAAGTCATCATAAGTAAATCCTGGTCTATCAGAAGTTCTCCAAGCTAAGTTTTCTAATGAGAACATATATTTTTTAACTTTACCATCAACAATATTTGTCGATCCAGGATTTCTTAATGGTGCAATATTCAAATTATACGTGTTGTCAAATATTGAATAGTCAAATCTTCTTCCTGATTTTGTAATACCATCTGTCTTTTGTAAATCGGCAAATGTATAATACGGAGTATCTTTTTGAAATATTCTACAATATTCGAGACCCGCCTGTGTTCCATCGGCTTGATTTACATATGATAAGACTTGAGATCCTTTAGTTATTTCTTTATATCCATCGTTAAAGACTTTAGAGACTTGGTTAATAGCGGTTCCGACGTGTTTTAGTCTTGTTTGTCCTTGTACTTGGTCGGCTGAATCAACAAGTCTTTGTGTTTCGTATAAAATTGATCCAGGTCTAAACTCAATATCGGTTGATTGATATTGTAGATAATCCGCAGAAATTTGATTAAACTCGTCGTCCAAACTACCAGCTCCACCGCCCGCTGTGGCTCTAAACCCCGCATTTGGTTTATATTTAGGTGAAGTCCATATTAATTGACCTGAAGTTCCACCTCCATCAGTATATGATCTTCCTTTTAAACCAAACTTAATTGTCTCTTCATTTCCTTCATATAATATTCCTAACTCTTGTGGTCCATATACAATACTTTGTTGTTGAACCCCAAATTGGTTTACTGGAAGTTGATTCGGAGGTCCGTCAATTTGAGCGGGTTCAGAATTCTGACTACCAACGTAATATCCCGATGATTGTGCTTTATCTTGGTCAAATAACCTATTTATTGCGGCCGAGGCTCCCGCAATTAAACCACCAATTAATCCTCTGTTATATGCTGGTCTGTATAAATTATAATCTAATGCTGAAAATAAAGCGGATCGTGTTCCGTTACCTGTATTTGCAACAAATATTTCAGATGGTGTTCTATACTTGTTGATTATAGGTGCTAATAAACCACCAGTTAGATTATTTACAACACCTAAAGCCGCTTCAGTTTGTGGTTTGTTTATAGGGTTGTCATCATCAAAATAATCTCCTGGTATAAACGAAACGGGAAAGTAAGTTCCTGTCAATCTATTTGCCAATGAAACTGCTGCTAACACAGGATTTTCTGGTACCGTAATTCTCCAATCACGTATGAAAAAAGGTTGTTGTCCTGTTGCTAATAAACTAGCGGAAAATGGATCACTTATTGTGTCCAAATTTATAACACCAATTGTTGCTTGTTGTATTTCTTGAGAAACTCTTTCATTAAACGCAAATTTTAATTGCGATGCGCCTATTTGAGCTAAGAAAGTGTCAGATGATAGAGGCCCGTTAGATCCAATTGGATCGTCCTGAAATACTATATTAAACGTAGGGTAGGATGAATAATTATAATATCCAGGATCCCAATATGGCTGATAAATGTTTCCTGCATTTTGTATATCAGTTATTATAATTAAATCTTTATAACCACCGCTTGGACCCCACTTATTTGTAACATAAGCAGATTCAATATAAAATTCATTAACAACATCTAAATTAGTCCCTTGTCTTGGATAATAAGGTCCTTGATTTGTTCCTTCAGGATTGTTTGTTGACGCAACACTATTCAACCCGATAGGACTACCAAATCCACCCTCAGGTCCGTATTCATTAAGGGGGTATAGGTCAGTTGCAAATAGATTAGTGGAGACATAGTTGTTTGGTGAATCGACCACATTTGAAACCGTTAGGTTTGTTTCATAATTAATTGGATTTCCTGGTGAAGCGTAACTTCCAGGAACGTTGTATGCTGGTAAGTTTCTTACCAACAATTGTTTTCTGAAAGATTCAGAATTACCAAAAGACAAAAAACTTTCAGCCATTTTTATTTTATAAATAGATAATAGGCTAGTTTTTTTTATAATAAAATATCACTATGTGTTCTTTCCTCCTGTTGATGCGGAGACAGTTCCTCCGGCTAATATCTTATTGAGTTGAGTGGCAAATGTGGGATCCGTCAACATTGCTTGTTTTATTTTTTCAATATCGGCCGTGGTAAGGTTAGCACCTGTAACATTTAAACCAATATTGATGTTTGAATCTGCCTTTGCCTCGACTTTTACAGGTTTCGAATAGGCGGTTTGTATGTCTTGAACTATTTTTGTTTGAGTTTCGTTTACTGACGCTTTGAATCTTGTTTCGAAATCTCCTAATGTTTTAAATATATTTTGTCCTAATTCTTGAGTTGATTTTGCCATCATTTCTTTATCTCCCGTTAACCCACCCTGAACTATTCCTGATACAGGTTGATAAATTGATTCTTGAGCATTTCTTTGTTGTTTTGTGTTTCCAATCACCTCAGAGGTGCTTTTTGCAATATTCTTATATGCGTTTGATACTTGACCATAAAATTTTGATAATGTCGGTGTAGTTGCCTTAGCAAACTTTGTGGCCACTACTCCACTTTCTAATAAACTTTTAATTTGTGTTGTTTCATCTAACTGGTTTTGTGCTAGTTCCTCAATACTTTTTGATGATTCTTCATTTGCCTTTTGTAACTCTTTTATATCATCAGGGGTAAGTTCCTCTACCTTTTTTTCTTCAATTTTTCCTGTTTCTGAATCTTTTACTTTGATTGTTGCCACACCATCTTTCATTTGAGCCATAGAGGCAATTAACTCTTTAGTCTCTTGATTTCCACCTACAATGTCGGGCATTTTAATTTGTTTCAATTTCATTTCGAAATCAGCAGATTTTAAAGCCATTTTAGAAAACTCTTCTGCGGTCATCCCTACCGCACTTGCGACTTCCCTCATTCTACGTTTTGCACCAGGTAAAATTTCCATCTTTCCTGTTTTTTCGTTAAAGGTTGTAAACTCCTGACCTAATTTAACCATTTCCTTTTGTAGGGCTTCAGGATCATTTTGTGCCATATCCATTGCCCTTAACGGATCTAATAACCCCGATGAAGTTACTCCAAGTCTTTGAAGTGCCGCTGACATGTCTATTGCTTTTTCAGGACTCATTAAGTCCTCAGCGGTTTGGAAAACGTGCTCCATAGATATTCCTAATCTTTCCGATGTTGCTGCCATTTTGGCTAATCCTACCACTCCGTTTTCGAAGTTATATAAGTTCATTTTACTTAAGCTACTAACAACTTCTCCTGCAACCCCTTTTACGGATACACCCACACTTCTAGCATAATCAGTAACTTTTTTCATTTCTTCACCTACATCATATATTGATACACCAACACCATGGAAGTTTTTTGCTAAAGTTCCTACACTTTGGTCGGTTACTTGAGCAGCGGCCGTTACCTCAACAATAGCCTCTTCTGTGAGACTTGCCGTCGTTCCCAATCCTTCCATAATATTTGTCAAATTTGTCGTGATTTGTGATTCACTTAATCCCATTTTAATTAGTTCAGGACCCGCATTTGCTATAGTATCTTTGAACTCATCCATTCTGTTTTTGGCTAAACCAAATGTTGATTGTATTTTAGTTGCGTATTCATCCATTGCCTTGAAAGCATCGGAGTCTAATGGATTCAAGGCGTCTACCAAGGAACTAAAAGTATTATTAATTTCTCCAGTAATTGCCTCCATGTTTAATGAAAAGGCGTTGAACGTTGTACTTGTAGAATTAGCCATGTCCGAAAATATCTTAGTTTGTTTTGCAGACCAATCAGCATTCGCATTTGTCGTTTCCTGTTGTAGTCTTAGGTATTCTTCATCGTCCATAGTTTTTACTTTATAAATACCGTTTTACAAATTATTTTTTGTTTTCTTCAACGTATTTATTAACCAAATATTTTCTTACGTAAGTAGGCATATTCAAAAACTCAGAATACTGTGTTCTAAATATTCTAGAAAAGTAATAGAACTCGTCTAATATTATAGTTTTATACTGATAAGAAAGGCCGAAAAAACTCCACCCCAAAAGTAATGTCGACCATTACTCTTTCTCCTGACGGGGCGATTACTTCTCGTGATAGATCTAATCTAGGTTCGTTGTCTAATAAAAATCTTCTGATATATTTAGAATCGCCGATTGGCATTTGTTGAATGAATGTTGAGATTTTAGATTTATCTTTATCTCCATCCAACTCAACAATATGATATAATAGTTTTGTAGTAATGGAAGGTGCGGTTCGTTCAGACGGATATGATTGAATTATTCTTGTAATTTCTACTTTATCACCACTATTTAAAAATTTCACTTTAACTTTTTTTCCCGATACAGGTAGTGTTGTTTCTAACAGACCTTCGTTATTGGGGATAACATTAGTTTTTTTAATGTTTAACTCGTCCAACTGAATTGTCACGGTAAATTTTTCGTCATTTGCTGGGTCTATCGCCGTAATTTTATATTCAGGTCCAAAAGATGTGTTTCTTAAAAAAAGAAGTATTGCTTCAACATCACCATCTAATAATTCTTCAGGTCTGAGATCTCTTTCATATAACTTGTTTCTAAGTAAAGGAAGAATGATACTTTCTTGAATACTTTTTTTAAAATCAGCCTCTGCAATGATGTTTTCATCCATCGCTGTTAGATATCCAACTTTGACTGATTTCTTTTTCGATTTGTAAAAAATTCCCCCTGATGGTAATTGGACCACGTCATGTGGTAAATTAAATTCTGCTTGTCCAGCAGCGTATACGTCTTGTTCCATAATATAAAATACTTTTAATTAAAAATAAAAAAGACCTACCACTAGTAAAGTGAATAGGTCTTTTAAGTAAAAAAATTTTATATCAATATACCAAAATACAACGGTCCATTCTCATTTGACAAGAAATTTTTGCAATTCCATCTGACGAATAAGTTAAAGATCCCCCGTCATAACCTGTTAAAAATGTCCCTTCTAAAATCCATTTCTCAACAACAACACCTGTTGGGTCTAACATCTCAAGATCAACATTTTTCTTGTATCCCGCAGCATACCCCATACGACCTGTTACTGACTCAGCGCATAAACGAATCCACTCCATAACTGCTTGTGACGCGGAAGGTCCGATCGGGTCACGGAATGTGACAGGTAGTTCACCCCAATTGAATCGACCTGCAACATAAGTTGAAGTATTCAAGAACTGTATTTCAGTTGCTGTAATTGTAAGTTTTGGTCTTGATGTTGTTTCAACATACCACTCGTTAATACCAAGTGATGATGGAAATCTCAAAATCCATCGGTTCTCCCTTTTTGGCTCGTAGGGAATCGGCATTTTCATCAACAAATCAGCCATTTTTTAATTTTTTAATTTTGTTTTATTTTTTATTATAAATATAGTGGTTTGAAAAATTTTCTATTTACTTCCAATTTTTTTCAAATTATATATTAACTAGTCCGGTTTTCATTATTCAAATTTAGTTTTTACTCCTCCTCCTGTATGATAAATATCTAATCCACTTTCATCATCAAAATGTTTTTTCATTGCTTGAACATTTTTTAAATCGTCGTCTGAAAATCCAATATAAGGTGTGAAGTAATTTGAAATCTTGTTTTTGAAATAAGCCTTTTCTTGTAGTCTTTGAGACAAGTTTTTAACATATTCCATAAATTGTCTCATTGCACTAACTTTTAATTCCTCGGGATTGGCAGCAGATCCTTCACCAAAACTAACAGGGTGGTATTTACACATCTCTAAATATGTTTCGATAAGTTCATCGTCAGTTAAATCGTCTTCATCGGAAATATCTCTATACTTTCTTAGATTTTTGACAATTTCTTTTTTGTCCAAACCATACTTGTTCTTGTTGATTAAATTGTGAATAGTATCTTTTAATACATTAGGGGTATGTCCTCTAGCGGTGATTATTGCAAAAATTGAACCGTTATTAACCGCCTCAACAAAATCGGACCATGCCGGACCAATTTCAGCGGACATTGCATCGGTCATAAATTTTTTATCTCCCGAAACTCGGAAATCTCTGAAAGCCTCATCGTCAAAATCAACTATGGTGTTACCTTCATATTTAACAGGTTTCTTTCCAATTTTAGACCTATACTCTGCAAAATCTTCCGTAGACATACCAACAACGTTACCTTTATCATTTTTTAAATATATTTTTGTTGGCATATACATTAAATTGTCATCCCAATCAAACGCATAATATTTCATGGTCGGTTTTAATTGGTCTTGTATAATTTCAGATATAATATTTTTTACTTTATTAGAATAATTCATATTAATAAATATCCATATAAATAAAAAAAGGGGAACATTTGTCCCCCTCTTTTCTTTTATTTATTAACCACTTTAAATATTCTCAAAAGAAGCTCCAGTCGGAGTGATATAGAATGTTATATCAATAAACTCGAGTGCTCTTGTAGGTTTAATATAAATCTTACCTGTTAATTGGTTTCTGTCAATATCTTCAGGGTCAGATGAAACCGTTACTCTAAAGTCGTAGAGACCTCGGTCTCTTCTAATCGCATCTAAGATTGGATTGACAGCGTTTAAGAAGTCTTGTCTTACTTGAGCGTCGTTTTGTTCAAACAATAATCTTACAGATACTGCTGAAATCAACTTACGTGCTTGAAGTAACAATCTTCTAACGTTGATTCTATCAAGTGCCGACTCTCTTACTTGTAATGTTTTATTACCCCAAATTACGGTTCCTACGTCAGAGAAGGTCGCAATTGGGTTAATTCTACCAACATAAAGAATGTCTCTATCTTCTTGTGTCAACTTCTTACGAGCTTTTATACAATTAACAATACCACGAGTGTAACCCGCCGCCGCGAACCATGGAAATGCAATGTTATCTGTAAGTGCTAAGTTTCTTGTTACCTCAGCTGTCGGTGGGATATAAATTTGAGTGTTATTTACACTATCTCTTGTTAATACCCACGGATAGTAAGTAGCCGTATAGTTAGAGTCGATTCCTGTGTTATCCAAATTATCAACCGCCTCAGTAGGATAGATGAACAAATCCGTTCCTGAGTTTGCGGGTGAAAACAAATCAGCATCAGGTGTTGTACAAACATATAATGAGTCCGCTCTATTGAATTCTATCATCTGAACTGCGTCCTCAACAAGATTACTATTATTTACATAATCAATACCCGGTGTTACAAAAACGTTAATGTTTGTAGCTTCAGGATTTGCGAACGTTTGTTGTCCTAATAGGTATGCGTAGTAGTCAGTGTTTGCAAAGTTTTGAGTTCCGTCACCTAAAGAAATTTCTTTAAATGCTCCCCAACCTTTAGCGTTAGGGTATCTTGTTGATGGACATGCCCCATTTAAATAACCTGCTCTACCAATTTGGAATCTGTCTTCGTTTGTTCTCCATTCTCTATATATATCCCAACCATCAAAACCACCCTGAACTAAGAAAGTGAATTTACGAGCGAATAATCTGTAGTATGCGTTTGTTGGAAGTTCTGGTTCTGTAATGAAAGAAGAATTACCACAAATAAATCTTGGGTCACCGCTTGTTGAAAACTCAGGTCCGATTGTCAAACCACTTGCATTTATATCCATGTGGAAACCTGTTGATCTGTAGTTGAACGGAAGACCATCAATATCACAGGAATTAACTGGATTTCTTTTACCTACGTATTCAAAGAATGCTGGATCCCATCCATATGAATTTGAAATTCCTAAGTAAGTTCTTCTAACATTATCCCCTGGACTAACAAGTGCGTTGTCGTTTCCTGAGGACAATCCAAATGGTGGGTTGTAGATTACTTCACCAGGGAAGTCATATTTACCTTTAATAATTGGGAACGGTGATTGTGCTCCTGCGTAATTTCTAAAGTTAAATCCGTTGAAACCACATGGAAGAGCGTCTATTGGAGCATCTTCCGACATTTCAACCATAACATATTTAGAGTTCAACATGTATTCACCATCCAAAGTTCCTATTTTATTTGCGATAAAGTTATTTTGACCTGGATCCATGGTGCAATTTGTGAATTTTTCTAAAACTACAGGATTTGCATCAGTATCAAAATAATTACGAATTAATACGTCGAATGTTAGATTACTATACGTTTGATTGATGATCGATATTTTTATCAAAGTATTCGCACCATCACCATCAGATATGGTGTAGAACCTAAATAAGTCATATACCTTATTACCTCTTAATTCAGATACAACAAATGGTGAATATGGTGTTTGCCATTTATCTAAATACCAACCGATTGAATTGGGATCTCCACTTTGAGCAGAATCTAAAGAAATTAAATTGGGATTCAAACCTTTGATATAACCTTTTCTCCAAGAGTAATTTAACCATGATTGGAAATTTTCTTCGGCAAAAACTGGAACCTCAAGTCTTGGTTTTTGGAAGTTAGTTATACCGAATACTTTTGACCAATACTCAGGATCGTTTTGAGTAAATGAAGTTTCAAAGAAATAAGATGTTCCAAACTTATCTACAACATTTACACCAAATGTGGAATAAGGATTTTTCAATACAGCTGAATATTGACCTGTCATATTAAGAGTAACATCGGTGATACCAGTTACTGAATATGCTGGGTTTGTTGCATTTACATAAGTCGCAACACCTCTTGATCTAAGGGTTCCTACAACTACATTATCATAGTTGGTATAAGATGTACCAGTATAGTAATACAATTTGATATACAAATTACCCGAATAACAATTAACCGGTAATGTTGTTGTTGTAGTTGTGCTTGTAGTCGGAACAGGTGTAACACAAGGATTAGTTGTTGTAGTAGTAGTCGATGAACTAGTTGATGTTGTAGTTGTAATTGGGGTTAATGTTAAACCTGATACAAAACTAAAGAATGAATAACCACTATAGTTCGTGTTTCCTGTTGTATTAAATAATGCGTAATACCAAGCGTCGTTTAAAGGAGATTCTAAATTAGTTTCATCCAAAGATACTGAAGGAACGCCTAAAACGTTAGTTGAAGCCGTCCAACCTGCGTTAGTAATAGTATCATAATCCATCGTTGGAATAGAACCCCAATATGAAATAAACTCATCTTCTGCAACAAATGGGTTAGAACTTGTAATTACATCAAAGATCAAACTTCTAATATCATCGTCTAATGTTGATGTGCCCCCGTTGAATTGTTCGTATTGTGAATACAATATGTCTTGGATCTCATCAGGAAATGAAGATAAGTAAGAAATACTTGAGATGTCATTATTACATCCTGTAAAAGGTATAGCGTATACCTCATCATAATAATCCACACAAATTGTCTCACAAGTCGCCGTGCTTGTTACAGAACTCAAACACCATAATCCTACCGTAGATGGATTTACGTTGGCTACGGTTGTTACGGACCAAGATGGACCCGCATCATAACCTGACAAACCTAAAATTCTTGTTACAAATAATTGGTTTGATTGTTGTAAATATGCCTTAGCAATATAAGCCGCCTCATATTTAGGTATTGTTGTGTTAATAAATTTTTCAGGAGATGTTCCCCCGAATACTGTTTGAAATTCATCAAAATTTCTAATAAAGATCGGCTCAAATGCCGGACCTATCAACGTTTCACCAACGATGCCCAGTGTTGTTACACCGACACTTTGAGCGACAAAACTTAAGTCAACTTCAGAGGTATAAACACCTGGAGAAACAAAAACTTTACTATTAGTTGCCATGTCTAGTATTAATTTTAAATTATTTATTTTTCTATAAATACTTGATAAAACACCAAAAACTTTACATCTACAAAACTATTTATATTATGGTATGATTTTATTCTGCCTTTTTTCTACCAACCATATGGAAGACAACAAGAAGATCAAAAATTTAAAAATAGACTCCAAAGTTCATGAAGTCCTAAAAAAATATTGCGACAAAAGAGGAATTAAAATGTATAAATTTTTAGAGACTTTAATTTTAGAAAAGTGTAAAGAAAAAAAAGATATATACGGAGAGGACTAAACCAACTTTTGAGAAAAAATTAATTCAGGGATTTCCAGTCCCATTCCTACAACAATATCAATTCTTAAAATATCACTAGTGGTAATTTGAATTAATCCAACGTCGTCCCCATAATATTGATCGTTAATATAAACGGAATAGGATTCAATATTAGTTGATTCGGTAAAATACAAATTACAAGTGTATTCGAAGTTGTATTCTTCAGAAGTTGATCCGCTAACATACTCCAAAACAATTTTAGACAATTCAACAGGTTCTATCTTTTTCTTTGGTCGTTTGATATTTCTTTGGTCAACTTCTATTACGGTTAGAGTTCGGGAAATCGCTGGACTAACTTCAAATTCATTTTCATCAATCAAAAAACCCATCATTGTGAAATCATACTTCTGAACATAGTATTTTCTTTTTTCTAAATCCATCAAAGACTCGTCGGTGAATCCATCATTAATAATTGGAATATAATGTCCGTTTATTGTTTGATACGCCTGTCTTGAAGCAAAAGTTTCCATTACTCTTTGATTTAATGTATTAACCTCTCTCATTCTATTACAAACAATTGCGACCGAGTATTTCAAATCAATTGGAATTGGTTGTGGTATTTTATAAACGTCAGCTCCCACGATATTTCCATTCCATGTTGGAACTTCCATATAATAATACATTCTTCTATTAGGAATATTATACATCACAGCAGGGTTATTTCCGTATTTAACTTCGGGACTTCTAATTACCGTTAAAAAAGGAGGTTCCAAGTTTTTATCAATATTTTGAAAGTCCCATGTTTCAACAAACTGAGACCAATTTTGAGTTGTCACTAATATATCAACAACAGGTATATTAATTCCTTCAGAAACAATTTTAAATTTTTCTTTTACAAAATCCAAAAACCCACGATCCAAATCTGCATGAAGAAGTGACTTAGGAAGATAAGTTCCATCTTTGGTAATCATATCTTTGATTTGTTCTCTCCTTGGTAAAAGAGTTTTTGGATAAGTCAAAGGTAATGTAGGTTTAACAGGTCTTTTCTTTGGTATTGCCATTATAATCCTCTAAATTCATTTGGCCCAACAGGAGCCGCGATTATGGTCCTGTAAAAAGGTTTGAATCCTTTATACGTATGTTTTGTGTCTGATACAACACGACCATCATTTACAACCGTATAATAACGAACAAAATTTTCACTATCGTAATAACCGATGTAATCTCCAAAATCAATATCTATTTGTAAATCTTGTAAAGTTTTTAAATAAACCGATATTGTAATGTTTCCTGGCTCAACCTGATCCATTCTTGTGGACCCAATCATTTTGTTTTCAGGAGCCGCAATAGTTACTTGAGCATTAAACTCAACTGGAGGTAAAAATTTTATTCCATCACTTACAACTTCACCATAAACATCATCGGTTTTAATTTTGTTTCGGTCAATCTTGTATAAAACACAAGTGTAGTTCATGTCACCAATTAACCACTCTTGACCCATACCAATCTCAAGTTCAAAATCTCTATCTCCAAAAAATTTACCAAGTCTTGTTATTGGAACATTGCTCTTCATTATATTGTTTTATTGATAAATATTCAGACGATTATTTTATAAATAAAAAACCCCTCCAATGAAGAGGGGTTTTGAACATATATAAACCTTTGTTAACCTAAACTCAAAGCATATTTAACGGCAGCCTCAGCTCCCGATTTACCCGCATCAAAAGATTTTAAATTTTGACCACCTTTGTTGTAAACTTTTATCTTCCAAACCCCCGTGTTACCAGAACCACAATCTAAAAAAACATTAGTTCCTTTGTCATGACTTCCTTTATACATGTAAGTGCAACACTTATAGTGACACGGTCTATTTAAACCTGGAACTTCGGGTTCAGTTTTAGACACAAAACCCGCCGCTTTTAGTTTTGGTGCCAAATCTAATTTCCACCAATCTCTATCAGCACCGCCTTCATCTTTGATTTTTGGGTCACCACCACCCTCACTTTTTGGTTGTTCACTAATAACTCGTCTAACAATACGAGCCAAATCTTGTTCTGTAAGCCTTATTATTCTTTTCATAGTTTTTCAATTTTATATATAAATATATCAAAAAAAAAAACAATCTTTTTTATTAAAAAATTGATTTCATTGATAAATATCTTTTTTATTAGTATTTTTATTAAAAGGTAGTTTTGGAAAATACGCAAACCCTATTAGAACATAAAGCACTCGATCTACTCGAGTCATATTCGGGCGCAAATAACTACATTCTTTATTTAAAACAAAAAAAAGAAAATTCTAAAAAGTTTTATCCTACAAGAACACAATCTGATTATATTGTTAATTATTACGATTCGGTTCCTAAAGTCGCAAGAAAGTGGGTTGACCTTGATAGTTATTTTGCTAAAAAGTTTGCTGAAGAAAAATATCTATTGGAAACTCCATCACAAATTTATATTGAAAAATTGTTGGTTGAGAAAGAAAAGTCTTATCACATTTGGGGAAAGTTTTTTGAAAAAGATTCTTTATCAGAGTTTTGGGTTCCTAAATCGGCACTTATTAAAACCCATAATGTTCAAAGTGTTGAAATAGATTATTCAAAGTATTCACATAGACCTCCATTAAATCATCAAAAAATTGCAATTGAAAAATTGGCAGGATCAAAAAGATTTATTTTAGCCGATGATATGGGTCTTGGAAAAACAACATCAACAATTATCGCGGCATTAGAAACAGGATCCAAAAAAATATTAATTGTTTGTCCGGCTTCATTAAAAATAAATTGGCAACGGGAAATTGAAAACTATTCAGATCGTCCTGTTTTTATTTGTGAAGGAAAAAAGTTTTCAACCGAACATGATTTTGTGATTATCAATTATGATATATTAAAAAACTTTCACGATCCAAAAAGTAAGGAATTAACTTTATTAGAACAATGCAATTTTGATTTAGTTATTTTGGATGAAGCTCATATGATTTCAAATGCTCAAGCACAAAGAACAAAAATCATAAATAGTTTTGTTAAAAAGATTAATAGAGTATGGTTGTTAACGGGAACACCAATGACTTCACGACCTATGAATTATTACAATCTTTTGAGTATCATCGAAAGCCCTGTCGCGCAGAATTGGATGGCTTACGCCATTCGATACTGCCAAGGGTATCAGTTTAAAGCGGGAAATAGAAAAGTATGGAATGTTTCAGGGGCTTCTAACCTTGAGGAACTAAGAGATCGAACTTCTAAACAAATTCTTAGACGATTAAAAGAAGAGGTTTTAGATTTACCTGATAAAATCATTACACCCGTTTATTTAAGATTACAATCAAAAGAATATGAAAATCTGATGGGTGAATACTATGATTGGTATGATAAAAACCCTGACGAGTCATCATCACTTACCGTTCAGTTCTCAAAGTTAATGAAAGTTAGAAAAGTAATTGCAAATGAAAAAACAAGACAAACAATTGAATTTGCTGAAAACATTTTAGAACAAGGAAAAAAAGTTATTATATTCACAAACTTTACAGACTCACTTCAAACAATCTATCAACACTTTAGAAAACAAGCGGTTTATTTGGACGGTAGTTGTTCAAACTCAGTTCGTCAACAAGCTGTTGACTCATTTCAAAATGATGAAAGAATAAAAGTTTTTGTTGGTAATTTAAAAGCGGCTGGCGTTGGTTTAACTTTAACATCCGCTGAGGTTGTTATTATGAATGATTTATCATTCGTTCCTGCAGAACACGCACAAGCAGAAGATCGGGCATATCGTTATGGACAAAAATCAAACGTTTTGGTTTATTATCCTTTATATGAAAACACAATTGAAGGTGTTATTTACGATATTTTAAATAAAAAAAAAGAAATAATTAGAACCGTGATGGGTGATCAAATACCTGAAAATGTTGGTGACGTTGCCGAAGAAATTCTTAACATGATTCTTAAGTATAAATAATTAATCGAATCGGTCTTAGTTTTTTTTTTACTTAATATTTATCAGAAATGAAAGTTTACATTAAATACGAATCTCCCGAATTAAAAAAAAACAAAAATTTTGTAGAAAAATTTATCGATCTGCTACAAAAAGAATATCCTTTGAAAACAAATTTGAAAATAATGTTTTTGAATGATAGAAATGGAGAAATGTCTACAGGAAGTAGAAGGGGGGACAATTTGATTAAAGTGCTGGCCAAAGGTAGATTGAACAGAGATATCATGAGAACTTTGGCACATGAATGGGTTCATGAATACCAAATGACAATTTTAAAAAGAAAACAAGGCCCAAATATTGGGGGAGTCAATGAAGATGAGGCGAACGCATTTGCAGGTCAAATTGTTAAAAAATTTGAAGAATCGTATCCCGAACTTGAATCAATAATGTATGAATCAAAATCAATTACAGGAAAATTAAATCTTTTGACGGAACAAATATTATTGACTGAAAAAAATTTAATTAAGGATAACCTGATTTTAGAAATGAAAAAAATTGGTATTGAAAAATTACCATATTCATATTCATCTCTGAAAAAATTTATTGATACAAAAACTATGGATATTCACTACAACAAACATTACAAAGGTTATGTTAATAAGTTGAATAAGTCTTTAAAAAACAAAGACGGTGACATGGAATTAGAAGAAATTATAAAATCTATAAGTAGATTCGACACTAAGATCAGAAACAATGCTGGCGGTGCGTTCAATCATGCGTTGTTTTGGAAAATGTTATCACCAAAAAAACAAATACCCAAAGGAGAGATATACAAACAAATAAAAAAAGATTTCGGAAATATTAAAAAAATGAAAGACGAATTTAATCAAGCCGCCAAAGATCGGTTTGGTTCTGGATGGGCTTGGTTATATCTTTCTAAAGATGGTAAATTAAAAATAATGTCCACCCCAAATCAAGATAATCCTTTAATGAATGTTGTAAAAAAAGGTGGTTTTCCACTTTTAGGTTTAGATGTTTGGGAACACGCTTATTATTTGAAATACCAAAATAAGAGAGACGAATATATAAATAATTTTTGGAATGTTGTGAATTGGGAGTTTGTTGAGGAGTTATATTTGTCAAAAACTAAAAAAGATAAAAAAACTATTAAAGAAGATACTTCCGATAAAGAAATTATCAATGAGATTAGTAAAACTTTTGCATTCCCATATACCGCAAAAGGATTAAGAGAACTTATGCATTCCCAATATGTTGGTTGTTACAATAAACAATATAAGGATGGTTGTTTAGGTAGAATAGAAACAAAAAAATGCACAACTGAATTAGGTATTTTGGGTGGTGATTATTCTGAAAAAAAATTCGGAGGAACCAGTCAGTGGTCCATTATCAATAGATTCGATACCAACAGTCGTGTAAAAAAAGAAATTTACAACATTTGGTTAGAAGAAACTGAAGGATCAACCGACTTTAAAACATGGATTAAAGACCACGCATCTGATTTATTTTCAAACGATGGAATGTATTTGGATCGATTGGTAGAACCAAATATAGGAACAATTGAGATTGGCAAAGAGAATGAAAGTTACGCAAAACAAATAATTAGACAAATATATAATCTCAGTCCTGATCAAGAAGGTATATCGTATGAATTATACGAACATTGTTCGGGGGATATTAACGATAGAAAAAAAGGACAAGATATTGTTTTAATTATAAAAGGGGGGGACACAATATATTTTCAAGTTAAACCATTTTTAAATCAAAATAACGACATTGAATTTTTTGATGGAGGAGATAGAGGATACTACTTTAAGGTCTCATCATGGCATAGACAAACAAAATATAAAGGAGAAAATGTCGATGTAATTTTATATGTAGACAGAACAGAAGACAAATATATAATGTTTAGAAATGATCATAATAAAATGTTAACAGTTAGTAATCCAAGAACACAACCACCTTTTCATATCTTCTATTATGAAATGCCACTACAGAGTAACTTTAAAATTCCTTTACAAAAAGAAATTCCTAAAACACCTGTTAAAAAGAGTATTGCCAAAGATGTAAAAAAAGAAATTGAATTTTATAAAGAAAGAATTAATTATTTTACTAACAAAATAAAAGAACTTGGAGGTGAAAATCAAGATATAAATGAAATGATTAATTTTTATAAAGAAGAGTTGTCTAAGACAATTATATAGTTTAAAGATATTTATATATAAAATATCTTATGGCAATTATTAACGAACCAGAAAGAAGTGAGTTTTATCAAAAAGTTAGGCACCTTTTAGGAGCACCACTGAGATCCGTAGAATTGGAGGACGAAATGATGGACACATTGTTAGAATATTCAATAGACGATTATTCGCAATACGTTCAAGATTGGTTAATCGAATCTCAATGGACATCTTTATATAATCTAAATCTTGACACTCAATCGTTATCAAGAGCGTTTATCACAAAAAGTTTAGACTTTGAGACAAGATACACATATGCTTATTCTAAAATCGTAGGTTTACAGGCTGGAGGAGATTGGGAAATCAAAAAAGATTACATACAGTTAGTCCCAAATCAACAAATTTATGAAATACCTGCGGGTCGTGAAATCAATGAAGTTTTATGGTTTACACCATCAACACTAAATAACTTATTGTTTGGTTTAGGTGGGTTTGCTGGTGTTGGTATGGGTACAGGTATAGGAGGAGGGGGAGGACTTGCTCAAATTGGAAATATGGCAGGAAGTTACTATTTAACTCCAGCCTTTGACACTTTACTCAGAATGCAAGAAGTCAACATTCAAAGACGTATTTATGCTGGTGATTTAACTTATTACATTACAGCGTTACCAGGTGGTAAGAAGGCGTTACACCTTTTGAACACACCTGGAGGTAAATTTGATTTTGGTAACGCTGAATTGGCAAAAGGTCAAGTTTGGTATTGGTATTATGACACTACACAAGGAGATAGAGATAAATGTTTGGCCGACAATCCTGATATTGTTTTGTTACCATCCGATGTTCCTTTTAATAAAATATCTTGGTACAAATTGAATAATCCCGCACAAGTTTGGGTTAGGAGATGGTTTACCGCCTATTGTAAAGAAACATTATCAAAAGTTAGAGGTAAATTTAGTGGTAGTTTAAAAACCCCTGATGGTGATTTAACCATGGAATGGCAAAGTTTAGCGACAGAAGGTAAAGATGAAAAAACAAAATTGATCGAAGAACTTATAGGTGCTGATGGTCGTCTAACAAGACTTAGACCGGAAAAAATAATGGAAAGGGAGGCTCTATTAGCTGAAAATCTTAACAAACAACTTAAGTTTAGAGCAATGCCAAGACAAATATATGTAATATAATTTTATGCCGATCATAAGAAACAAACCAATCAGAAAAACAGTTTTTAGAGGTGAAAGGTCTATAAATTTAGATACTTTCGACACTGTTATAATCAGTGATGAGATTTATAAAACCAAAGGTGAAAATTTAATAATTGTTAAAGATGTAAACCAATCTAAAATTAAATTAGATTCCACCACAACAGATAAGATAAAAATAAAAACCTTAACCAACTGTACCATAATTCCTGACATAAATAGAATAGATGAGGAATGGGATGAGATATCAGTTGGAAAAGGTGCTTGTGTTGAATTACAAAATGTCGGAGGTGTTTGGTATATCCTCTCTTCCGATGGTATGAAACTTGAGTAGGTCATTTTTAGGAACATAATTCCACATCACTTCATCAGCATTTTTATACATGTGGTATGGAGTTTCACCAACTCTTTTCCAAAATGACATTTCCTCATCTGAAATTTCCATCACATCCTCCAACTTATCTTGATCACCCTCATCAAAAGGTTGTCCGTTTATAAGTTCACATTGTTCTTTAGTAAAGAAAGGTCTATCTTCAGGATTCTTGACTAACAATCCGTTTCTTACTTCTTGTTTGAATACAACAAGTAATGGTTCCACTCTTTTATTAAATGTTGCAATTGCTCTTTGAATATTATACTGACCTTTCATTGTTGGGTTATTTTCTAAATCCGAAGGATCAATACGGTAACAATTCAACTGAATTATAGAATCTAAGTTTTCAGGAATAGTTCCACCGTAAGTATCAATATGTTCTTGGGACCATCCTTTCTTTGGTTTGTTAACTTTCTGAACATCTCCGTGTGATGCTTTAGTTCCGTTGTTAACATAAAAGATTACATCACCAAGATTGACATTAAGTCCTTCCTTAATTGCAAGTTCCATATGTGCCTGACGAGACATTAAACTTCCTGCCTTTGTTGTTTGTTTACTACGAATGATATAGTCGTCAGT